TGTCAAATATATACTGAAAAAATCATAGAAAAGCAGGAGGTAGTAAATTGAAAATAAATGATGGATTTTATAAAAGTAGTTTTGGTATTGGAGGACTAGTATTAGACGTCCCTACAAAGAAACCCAAAAATAAAAGGAAAGCTAAAGTCAAAGTTGGCGATATGGTCCGATGCGAGGCAGAAGAATTCGTTTATCCGTTCAGAGGGTATGTAAGACATGTTTACGATCATTCGGCAATTATTCGTATTGAAAACACAATGGAATGCGATAAATACTTAGCAAGGAGTAAAGAAAATTTAGCAGTCGCTCGATTGGTAGATATAAAGGCAATAAAGGAATAAGAACAAAGAAAAACAGCAAGCAATAATTAGCTTGCTGCTCCAGACAAATATGATTTGCCCCTGCCAAGGTATTCATATTATATCATAAAAAGGAGCGGTTTGACTTGATGCAATTATTAAAAGAAGTAGATTTCAAACAAACTAGAGAGAATGCGAGAAGCGTGCTTAAAAACTTTAGACGTTTGGAGCGGATAGCAGGTCGTTCTTTGATTGATGTGAAATCACCTATTATCACAGATATGCCAAAGGCACCTAAACATGGAAATAGTGCCGAAAATGCCATCGTCCAATTGTTAGATGCTGAAACGGAAAGAGATGCGATATTAGCGGCTTTAATGGCTTTGAGTATAAACAGTCGCCAGATACTTTATTACTGCTACTGCGTGCCCGACAGCTACTCCAACTATAAGATCAGTCGTGAGGTAGGATACTCAGAAAGAAGTATACAGCGGATGAAGTCAGAGGGACTGATTGAGTTTGCTGAGGCTTATAAGAATGGAAAGCTTATCGCTTATAAATAATTTGGCGGATTTTTGGCGGAATCATGGCGTTTTTTAGCTGAATTATCGTGATATTCTGATAGTGTCGAAAGATTAGGAGACAGAATTTAAATATTTTTTTGTTTCAAAACTACTACAACTTATTTATAAATTTTAATTACTAATTAAACTGTGTTTTAGTTATAATAGATTTATAAAAAATGTAGGAGATTTTAAATATGAATAAAATTTCAAGTTATAAAAATTTTAAACTGAATGGTGATAAGATAGCTGAAAGGGATTATGTGTGTGGATATTGTGATCGTCATACCTCCTCAATAATTGGAATGTCATTAATGAAACAAAATGATAGAGGTTTTTACAACCAATACCAAAATGATGGCGTATATATATGTACACATTGTCAGTTGCCTAGCTTTTTTTGGAATCACGAACAAGTGCCGGGTCATAAATTTGGGAATACAGTTACTGGAATTTCTGAAGAGCTATCTAATTTGTATGACGAAGCTAGAAATTCTTATTCTGTCAGTGCATATACCGGAGTAGTTTTATTATGTAGAAAACTATTAATGAATATAGCAGTGGAATTAGGAGCAGATTCAGGTAAACGATTTATAGAGTATGTAGACTATCTAGATGAAAACCATTATATTTCAAGAAATAGTAAAATTTGGGTAGATAAGATAAGAACTACAGGAAATGAAGCTACTCACGAAACTGTAATTAAATCTAAAGAAGATGCAACAAATCTCATTAAATTTTGTGAAATGATAATGAAAACTAATTTTGAATATCCAAGTATTTTGGATAGCGGTAACTAATTGACTCCTTTGAGTTAATGAATATGGTGAATGAAGATCACTCGTAGAGTGGTCTTTTTTTATTATGCTGAAAGGATGGTATATATGAGGAATTTTTGGTACATATCATTATCTAACAGATATCCTAAATCAAACAAATCCGATCCAATTAGAATGGTTCAATCAGTACAGATAAAAAAGAAATACTCAATTATTGAGATGGCACGAGAAGCGACTCCTAAAGAGATTGATAAATATAATCTTCGCTACTGTGGTTGCGGGTATTTTAACGAACCATATATTCAAGAAAATATAGATAAGAATTTGAGGGATACGAATGGTAATTAAATCAATGAAATTAGTGGACCTAAAACCTGCTGATTATAACCCTAGAATAAACTTAGAACCAGGCATGGATGAATATGAGAAGTTAAAACACTCTATTTTAGAATTTGGATTTGTTGATCCACCTATTTTTAACAAACGAACAGGAAATCTTGTAGGCGGTCACCAACGTGTTGCTGTGGCAAAAGATTTGGGCTTATGCGAAAAGATAGAGGTATCGGTAGTAGATTTATCCTTAGAAAGAGAAAAATCCCTCAACGTGGTTCTCAATAAGATCTCTGGACAATGGGACGAAGACAAGTTAGCTGTATTGTTAAAAGAATTAGATAGCGAGGCTTTAGATGTGTCAGGTTTTTCTGAAGATGAGTTTCAGGATGTAATTGATCAGTTTGATGCGAAATTAGATATGGGAAATGAAGCAATAGATGATAATTATGAAATTGAACTTCCTAAAGAGCCAAAATCTAAATTAGGTGATATCTATCAGCTAGGAAATCACAGATTGATGTGTGGAGATAGTACAGATATTGAACAAATAGAGGAACTTATGGATGGAGAAAAGGCAGACATGCTAATTACTGATCCTCCATATAATGTGAATTATGAAGGTAAAACAGAAGATTCATTAACTATACAAAATGATAATAAAACTTCTCTTGAATTTTATGAATTCCTAAAAAACGCGTTTGCTGCAGTTTATAAACAGTTAGACATAGGCGCATCTTTTTATGTATGGTATGCATCGTCTGAAGTAGTGAACTTTGTCACTGCGCTAGTTGATTCAAATTTTTTAGTTAAACAAGAACTTATATGGTGTAAAAATACTTTCGTACTGGGAAGGCAAGATTATCACTGGCAACATGAACCATGCCTTTACGGATGGAAAGCGGATGGCAGTCACAAATGGAGGGGAGATAGAAAGCAAACTACTGTCCTAGATTTTGATAAGCCATTGTCTAACAAGGAACATCCTACTATGAAACCAGTTCCTCTATTTGATTACCAAATTAAAAATAGTTCTAAGAAGAGCGATAGAATATTGGATATATTTGGCGGAAGTGGGACTACAATGATTGCTTGTGAACAAAATAATAGACATGCATATCTAATGGAGTTGGATCCTCGCTATGTAGATGTAATCGTTAATCGATGGGAAGAATTTACAGGTAAAAAGGCAATTAAGATAAACTAAATAAAAAGAAGCCGAGTGCGCAAACACTCGACTACTTCAACAAGGACCATAAGCCCCCGAAGATACAGAGAATGCCCACGCGTGGTTTTCTGATACCCTCTGTATCTTTTAGCATCATAACAGATGTAGGGGTGCTTAGACAATGGAAAATGAAAACTTTGATTTAGATTATGAGATTGAAAAGGCTATGGAGAAAGCAGAGTCTATTGATGAATATAAGAAAATCATTCGAATAGCTTTGGGGAAATGGCTTAAAAATCTCCAATCAGGACAAATCAAGTTGAATAAAGTTTCAGATTTAAAGATATTGATTGAAGCTGATCTTATGTTGAAAGACATTAATGATTGAGAGATAATCATTATAAAAATAAGGGAGGCTACTAATTTGGAATTTAATAGTGTAAACGAAGACGATAAAAATATTAAAGATTATGAGAAAGTACTAGCAACTATTATTACAAAGATACCAGAAGTTAAAGAACCTTTACATTATATGGTTGCAACAGAAATTGGTTCGGAAATTTTAGATTTGAAATTATCTATTAATGCTTTACTCAACGAAAATTGTTATGCTGGTATCTTATCTTTGTCAAGAAATATGTTAGAAAATTATATTTATTTAGTATATATCCTATCAGATGATTCTTTCAAAAGAAGTAGAGCATATCAACTAAGTATTTATCGAGAAATGGAAAAACAAATTAAAGTACAGAAAAAGAACAGAACATTAGAAAAAATGAGGGAAGAAGACGAATCTTTTAATGAGCAAATTAAACTATATGATACACATAAAGAATCAATTGAAAATTACTTGAAGGAGCTTGATTCCCTCTATGGGCACAAATTAGATAAGTGGTATAACGATGATAAAAAAACAAAGAGCATCTGGAGTTTATTTAACCGAGTAGATAAATCATATTTGTACGATAGTGTATATAGATACTTATGTTTGGAAGTACATGGAAACAGAGGTTTTAAACATTTATACTTGACAGAAGACGAGAAACATATGAAGTTCTGTAGAACTAATTTAGATGCAGAAAAAATTAGCACAATTACATCTAATATTCTTCTTAATGTAAAAGGTGAATTAGAAAAGATTTTATGAAAGAAAACAAAACTCAATTATCTAGAATTGTGAGGTGGTGTTATATGGTGTATGGATAATAAAGAGCAAGCTAAGAGAATGTATGAAGAAGGCTTGAAATATAAGGAAATATCTGAAGAGCTTTCTATTCCTTTAAATACTTTGAAAGCATGGCGTAAACGTTATGGCTGGCAAAGAGGGGATGCAAATTTAGGGGTGCAACCAAATAACAAGGGTGCGCCTGAAGGTAATAAGAATGCAGTAGGTAATAAAGGGAATAAGAGGGCATCACCACCTAAGAGAAACAAGAACGCTTTGAAAACAGGTGAATACGAAACAATATTCTTTGATACGTTAAGCGATGACGAGAAGGATATCTATTCAAGTTTGGATGATGATCCTTCTTTTGTTTTGTCTGAGGAAATACGGTTGCTGAAGATAAGGCAGTTGCGAATGATGAAACGGATAAAAGAAGCTGAGTCAGGTTTAAATGATGAAGAGGTTGACCGCCTGCAACAACTACGAAAGATTAAAACACCAATCGAAAAGGATGGTAAAAAGTTAGAAATCAAGCGTGAGGTTATGCAAGATGTTCAAGTAACAAGGAAAACCTATCGGAAAATAGATAATATTTTATCTTTAGAAGAAGCATTGACGAGAATCAGCAATAACCTAACAAAAACTATTAAGCTGTTCAATGAATTAGAGTTACAGGCTGAAAGAACTAAGATCGCAAGTATTCAAGTGAGAAAATTATCAGCTGAAACTAAGATCGTTGAGAATACAGCTGATAAGCTAACATCTAGTGGTAAAGTCAACGAGTTACTTCGTTCCTTGTTGGATGTCAAGTTAGGAGGAGATGGCAGTGGTTCAGTTACAATTCAGTCAGAAACAGATTGAAAACATCAACCAACCTACTGAAGGCATAACGTTTGAGTTGAACGAAGGTACACCAAGGAGTGGGAAAACTACTTCTGACATCTTTAAAATGGCAGATTTCTATTTACAATCACCTGACCAGAACCATCTCGTGACTGCATATAATCAAGAACAAGCTTACCGGATGTTTATGGATGGAGATGGATTAGGATTAGTCCATATTTTCGACGGCTGTTCAGATATACGTCATGACGAACATGGCGATCATCTATTACTCGATGCTCCGAACGGTGAAAAGAAAATCTATTACAAAGGCGGAGGGAAAATAAATTCAGTCGGTGCCATTACAGGTATGTCTTTGGGATCCGTAACATTTCTTGAATTCAATCTATTGCACAAAGATTTTATTAATGAGTGTTTTAGACGAACCTTTGCTGCTGAGTGGCGCTATCACTTAGGCGAACAAAATCCACCAGCTCCGAATCATCCAAATCTTGAATTATTAGAACGTTTTGAGAAGTCGGAACGTTTTTTATTTCGTCACTGGACACCAAATGATAACCCAATACTTGGAGAAGAGCGGAAAAAACAATTATACGATGAGTTATCAAGTAGTGAATATCTTCTAGAACGTGACTGGTATGGACATAGAGTGTTGCCACAAGGTGTGATTTATTCCATGTTTGGCAAGAATAATAAAGCTGATGTCATTAAAGGGAGTATAGTAGAAACCTTTTTTACAGCAGATGGAGGGCAAGCAGATGCTACGACTTGCGCTTTTTGGGTTGTTACTCATCATGAGGGTAAATTCTATTTATATCGTTTAGCTAACTATTATCACAGCGGAACGGATACAGGTGAAACCAAAGCAATGTCAGTTTATGCGAAAGAAATTAAAAAGTTTGTGGAATGGTGTTACACGAAATGGAGTTCTCTGCCTCATTGGAATTGGTTCTTTGTCGATCCAGCATGTAAAACACTAAGAACTGAGTTGGATTTGATTGGTATTGAAACCGATAAAGCAGACAACAATAGCTCAGATAAAGTGGCTAGCAACGGTTTAAAAATCGAGGTAGGGATTGAAAGGCTACAAAATACTATGACAAGTGGTCAATTTATCATTTTGGAAACAGGTGATAAATATGATCACTACAGTTTTGAAAAAGAGATATCAATGTATGTGAGAAATGACAATGGATTACCAATTGATAAATATAATCATGCTCTCGATGAAGCGAGATATGGGAATAACTATTTTTACAAAACTTACATCGCTTAGAAACGAGGTGGGGAAATGTTCGAGAAATTAAAAGCTTTATTCAAGATTGGAGGTGCGAAAATAGGAATGGTTGAAACATTGAATAGTATTACTGATCACCCAAAAATTGCTATGAAAGATAGTGAACTCAACAGAATCAGAGCTAATAAAGAAATATACAAAAGTGTTTATAAGGATATTGAGTATATTAATAGCGATGGGCACAGACAGACACGCCCTTTTCACTCATTAAATGTATCTAAAGTAGTATCTAGAAAACTATCTAAATTAGTATTTAATGACGGATGTAATATAAGCTTAGATGATAAAAAAGCGGATAGATTTTTGCAATCGGTGTTTGTTGATAACAAGTTCAGAAAAAATTTCGGCGAAGAGCTAGAAGCTGGGTATGCTATTGGCGGATTAGCATTGAGACCGTATGTTGATGCTAAATCAGGAAAAATTAGAATCTCTTTCTGTCGAGCAGATACATTTTTCCCACTACAATCCAATACCAATGATATTTCAGAAGCAGCTATTGCAACCGTAACACAACAAGCAGAAGGTAAGAAAATGATTTACTATACTTTACTTGAATTTCATGAATGGATTGATGAGAGTTATTGCATAAGAAATGAATTATATCGTTCTGAAAATCAAAAACAAGTTGGAGTAAGAGTCCCGCTAGGTTCTTTAGAGAAGTACAAAAACTTACAGGAGGAGACGATACTACAAGGTTTCAGTCGTCCTCTTTTTATTTATATAAAATTAGCAGGGAAAAACAATATCGATTTAGATAGTCCTTTAAGTCTCGGAATTATTGACAATGCTAAAAGACAACTCAAAGATATCAATGAGAAGTACGATGAGTTTATGTGGGAAATTGAGGAAGCAAGGAGA